ATAAATCAATCTGAACCAGCCCCCCATCTAATAATGACAATACCATTTCCACCGTTACCACCAGTGTAAGAGTTCGGAAGTTTTGAAGAACCCGCACCTCCTCCTGCACCATATCCTCCATCCTTACCTGATTCTCCAACTATATTTGCAGCGTTCCCACCATCTCCATAAGATCCACCGCCTCCACCAAAACCTCTACGATTTATCAAAGAACCTTTTCCTCCTACCCCATACAGACCATTTTCACCATTTCCTCCTGCTCCTGCATCAGTTTTTGAATTTCCACCGCTTCCACCACCAGAACCACCAGAAGCCCCACCAGTGTCATTACTTAAATCTTTTCCACCTTGTCCAGGTGGACAAGTAACTATGTTTCCAACAACAGTTGCGGTTCCTGATTTTCCATTTGCATCTTGTGCAGAACTTCCTCCAACCCCTCCTGAACCACCTTTCCCAATAGTTATCTGTATTTTCTGTCCGGAAGTAACAGAAGATGTTTTTTTTACACAAGCTGCACCACCACCACCGCTTGGAGATTGATTCCAGTTTAATGCACCGCCGCCACCGCCGCCGCAAGCAATGACTGTTATCTGGTTCACACCTTCTGGGACGGTAAAAGTGCCATCTTCTCTGAAAATTTCTTCGCCATCTTTTAATTGTAACTTGATAATTCGATTCAACTTACCAAAAACAGTGTTGTATGGTTCTTCGTCTGTTTCTTCACCGATTTTTGAAGGAATGTCATAAGCAATCAGATCTGCAGATCCTTTAATTGATTTTTCCAATGCTTTCCAGAATGTGTCTGTCCCAGCCTGCAAAGATTCTTCAGAAGGCGTTCCAAAGTTATCGCGGATTGCATGCATGTCATCAAGGGCGTTCTGGATTTCGGAAAACAGCACAACTAGTGCACCAAATTCGTTGCTTGCTTCGATTTGCTCATCGTTTCGCGGACTATCAATTACATACAGATTAAACGGATTTGTAGAAAGGACTTCCTGTTCACCAGAGAAAACGGAAATCTGTAAAATGATAACACCTGCCTGTCCCAGAATATCCGTTTTAAGTTTGAACTGACAACGTCCGTTTATTGCCTCTGTAATTTGCCCATCAATGAATTTATTGATAGGGACTTTGAAGTTACTGTCAGGGTGCGATTTTGCGCTCATAGTCACTGTGTGACTTGTCAAATCCAATGGCACGCTGTCATTAAATAACTGTACGTCAAGGTAACGAGAATTTACATCCCCTTTTACAGCAGTCACTTTGCTTGTAATATCCTCGTTGATTTCAATAATCAACTTTGTATAATGCTTCGCCATTTACAACCACCTCCATCTCGGCTCAATTTCTATCTTCTCCACATTTCCGGTCCATGAGATTTCATTGTTCCCAACTTTCAATCTAGGAAACAAATCATCATCCAGATCATGCGGGGTATAGGTTACCCCCACCCCGTCCAACACTTCCATCATTTCCGATTCCAATACCACAGATTCTTGCAATCCGTCTATCCTATATTCCCTACCATTGATGATAAGCACAACACTTCCAGTTCCATAGATCTTGATTTTTGGTTCCGCTGCCACCGTTCCACGATTGCGCAGCAAAGACGGCTTTGTCAGCATAACAAAATCATCCACTGCGTTGACACTGTACTTAAACGGATAGGTGTCAAAGGTCACCTGAAATTTCTGGAAATACTGGAGCATCTTCCCGATGCTGATCTGGTTATCTACTCGGACACGATAAACCTTATCTGGTTCTGTGGAAAAAATGGCTTCACCGCTTCCGTCCAACCATGCACAGATGCCATCCAGATTGGCACGCTCCACCACGGCACATTCCACCACTTTGTTGTAATTTTCATAGGTTCCCTCATCCACATGAAGGACTCCATCCCTTCCGGGGATTTCTTGTGTGCTCACCCGTCTTTTGGGTTTATACACATCCGGCATGGAGGTAACGATGACCCCCATGTCCAGACTATTCTTTCCCCGGAAGATAAAATATGGTTTATACAGCGTTTCAAACCTCATGCTTTTCCTCCTTTCCGGGTACTTTGCTGTCTACGGAAAAATTCCAGTTCTCTGGCAAAGGTTTCCACCGATCTACCATTTCCATTATCGATACGGTCCACATATATATTGATATCTCCGTAAGCATAACTGCGGCTGTTGTTATTCTGTGTCACACTGCTAGAAATACCTGTCGGGCTTGGTACAACCTGCTGCATACCTCCGGCAACGATGCCGGAAAGTTTTTTGAGTTTCTTATTCCAGCCAACGCCAACACCCTCCGCCATATATCCACCGATTTCTTCATACACGCCGGAAGGGCTGTTGATGTCCATAGATGCTCTTGCCGCCCGTACCGCTGCCGCCAGCACTTCCGCAATGGCATTGACCACACCGCTTTTTCCATCTCTGACACCCTGCGCCACGCCTTCCATGAGCATCAGCCCAACATTCTGAAATTCCTGCTGAAATCCCTGCATCAATGTAATCAAACGGTCTTTCAACGCTGTCAGATATTCCGTCAGGATGGGTTCCTGTTCCGTCATGCCGGCAGTCACACTTTGGAATGTCTGAACGGCTGTCGTTTCCTGACTTCCAGAAACAGCATTGCCCAAAGCCTGTTCCAACGTAGTCCCCATCTGTGTTCCCTGGGATTCCATACCTGCCGCAAATTGTCCAGCAGCCTGCGTACCTGCCGCAAAAAGCTGTCCCTGCATATCTGCAATACTCTGGGGTAGTTTCTGAAAATAATTCTGTTCCAAAGAAGAAAACTCCGACTGATATACTTTTGCCGCTACTTCCTGAGCTGCTTTCTGCTTTTCTGCAAACAACTGCACATAATCATCAAAGGCACCATCAGACATGGAAATCAGCTTGTTCATGTAATCCATGGCATCTTCCATGCCCATATTGGTGATTTCCGATAACAACCCATCTGAAAGTCCTCTCTCTTGCAACTTGTCCAGAGCGTCCCCATATTTCTGGATCTGGTCGATTTCCTTCTGCAAATCTCCCAGCTGGAATTTTTCACCAATTACATTACCTTCTTCGTCCTTGATATCAATGCGCCGGAACAATTCTCCATAATCAGCCAGCTGATCCTGCAAACTTTCCTGTTTGCTTTCGATGGCATTCAGAGCGGACTCGTATTCCTGCTGGAATGTCTGCAATTCCTGCAAACGGGCTTCATTGGCTGCTTGGGCAGTGGTTCTGGCTGCTTCCACCTGCTTTTTGTTCCATTCCGCTTCCAGTTCGGAAATTTCCTCTCGGATTTTCTGGATGTTCTCCCCTTCGGCTTTGCTCAGTTCTTGATATTTCTGGCTCAGGTTATTCTGATACTGTTTCAGTTCTTCCGCAGCCGCTTCCTCTGATGCTTTCTTCTGTTCCGCTTCGATCTTCTGATTGATCTGATTGATTTCAGCTTGGAGCACATCCCCTACTTTTCGGGCAGTTTTCTTTGCCACGGTAACTGCTCCATCCATTTCACTTGCCACATGGAGCACACCGTCTGTCAAATCCTCCATGGCAGAGATGGGGACATCTGCCTTCCCCTTCAGACCATTTGCCAGACCGATGTCAACATTCTCTCCCACATTCTCTGACCACTTGGAGGGGGAATGTGTGTCAAACCCGCTTTTCCCTGTGAAAATGCTTTTGACAGTGTCCACCACCTCAGACGCCGCCGTTCCGATTTCCTTCACCTTTGAGAGGAGACCTTCTTTCAATCCATTCAGAATGTTCTTCCCGATTTCAACCATTTTCGCCGGCAGTGTTTTGATAGTATTGAGGATATTGGTTCCAACAGAACGAACAACATCAACAGCTGTTTTTGCCATAGACTTCAATCCGGCTGCAAGAGAAGAAATGCCATTGGAACCGATGGTTTTCAGTGCCGCCGGGATATTGGAAAGTGTCGTTTTGATGGAATTGAAAATATTACCGGCAGTTGTTTTTATCGCCGGTCCCATAGACTTAATACCATCTTTCAGTGCAGTCATCAGATTTTTCCCCAATGACAGCCAGTTGAACGCCAAAAAGGCACTGACAATTGCCTGTATGATTTTCGGTATATTTGCCACCAATGTGGGGATGGCTTTTACCAAGCCAATGGCAAGATTCTTGATCAGCGTCAATGCTGCCACAATGAGTTTCGGTGCATTATCATTGATGATACCCGCAATATTGATGACGATCTGGGGGATGGTTTCAATCAGCGTCGGCAGGTTTTGAATGATGCTGTCTGCCAATGTCTGCAGCAAGGACAGCCCCGCATCCACCAGCGTTCCGACCCCGCTGCGCAGCCCTTCCGTAAATCCCACCAAAGACTGTAAACCACTTTCAATCATCAAAGGAAGGCTTTCTTTCAGCTTCGTTTGTAAACCGTTAATCAGGTCTGTAATGACAGAAAAACCGCCTTCTACACCACCGTTTTGAAATCCGTCCATGACATTCAGCAGATTTGTCAATAAAGCGTTTCCCAGATTTGTGACGCTTGTGGTCAGCGGCATCAAAGCCGTTCCCAAACGCCCTGTGGTCTGCTCCCATGCGGCGCTGGCACGGTTTGCCGCTTCCAGTTCGGCGTTGTTTTCCCGCCAAGCCTCTGCCGCCTGCGTCAGCCCTTGTTTGGATAATTCCTGTAATACCAGATTCGCCCGTTCACTTTCACTCTTTGTGGCTTCCCGCTTTTTGTTGAAATCGTCCTCACTGGTACCCGCCC